GGGTAAAAGCATACACTTCAAAAGGAATGTTTACTTTCTTACAGAACATGACCAGGTTTAGCAATTGTTTTATGGTATTAGCAATGTTATTACCCATTGATCCAGACCAATCGATAAACATCACCAAGCCGTGAGACTTACCATTAGGAACAACAGCCATCTTTTTGAAGATGTCTTCACTAAAGTTGTAAGAATAAATCTTGGCCATATTCAAATCGCCGGTTTTAGCAATCGATGTACGTTTTAATTGTTCAGCATTCTTTTTGAGCTCAAATTCTTTGACAAGATATGAAACAACCTTTTTGGAATCTTCACGGAGTTTTTGGAATGATTTGACATCCGTACCACTAAAAAGGCCTTCTTCTAAAGCCCATAAACTTCTTTTTTCTTCAACATCTTTACGATATCTTGTCCATAGAATTTTATGGTCAATAATGATTTTACTCAAGTCCATTTTTGGAATGTTACCATAATAGAACTTGCGGTTATCATCAGAGAACAATTTAAATTCGTTCCGGCGGAAGGTTTCATCTGTCCATGATACTAGTTTTTTGGCAGGTTTATTAGAATCAACTCCTTTATTGCCGGCACCAGCACCGCCAGAGCCTTCCGATTCACTTTGGCCTGAAGAATTTGGTTCTCCTTCATCTTCTTCACCATCAGAATCGTCTTCACCAGATGAATTTTTTTCATTTTCATCTTCACCATCTTCCGATTCACCATTGGAACCTGATTGGCCTTCTTCCTCGTCTAGGTCATCTTCATCAGAAAATTTCAAATCATCAAGATTTCCACGTGGAGGCGGTTGGTCTGGTTCATTTTCCATATGATCCGCAATTTTTTTATACAATTCAATTACATCATCATATGTACTTGTAGATTCCACTTCGTTTATAAGTGATTTTTCTTCATCGGTAAACACAAGGCCAAGGTCAACACCGCCTTTACAGTATAAATTTATTTTGTCGATGAAGTTTAGCTTGTTCAAATCAGTGCCAGCAGTACCAAAGAAGTTTTTTTCCATCAATTCTTTGTAGGCTTTGATGAAGGACTGACGAATTCCTGGATATTTTTGTTTGATTTTACGTTCAATGCGTGAGTCTTCTAGCACATTCATCACGGACATTGATAATTTTAGTTCTACAGCCTTTTTTAGGCCTTCAAGAGGAGTATAAAGAGCATGACCGACTTCATGGCCAACGAATAAATCGTAAGTATATGACGATAAATTTTTATCTAAGACAGGAATTGTCAACACTCGGTTCTCCACATCAAAGGATGCTGTGCTGACATTACGTTGTTCAATATGTAAATTCTCTGTAGCCATCAATTTGGCGAGAAGTGACTTGGTTTGAATTAGTTCCATTGTAAATCCTAATGAATAAGTCTCAATTATACACGATTATTCTGAGTCTGTCAAGTCTTTTTCGTCATAAATGTAGAAGCAACCATCTTTGGCCTCTATATGTAGGACTGTGCCTTCTGTCCAGCCTTTAATTTCACACAATTCCGGTGGCAATGTCAAAATCCCATCGCCGGAACCGTCTTCGGCATTTTCAATTGTTGTTGGCCAAGACATTTCACTCGTATTGTTGCTTGAGTTTGTCATAATTTTCCTGATCCTTTTCAAATTGCGACATTACCGCCCATTTTGCCATCACTTGATTGAGTTCATGTAATACTTTTTCATCAATTTTAGGAAATTTGTCGTCTTTTTTAGAGTCCATGATTAATTTCCATTTGGATGTCGTGTTTTTTTGTTCTACGACTGTATTTTGTCGCTTTTTTATGAATTTGGACAGGTTTGATAGGAGTCCGGCAAACCGGGCGTTTCAATTCTATCACAAATTTGTTGGTTTTGATATTCTTCATTTTATCTTCTCATGCTAGATATGTCTTTTGCTTGTTCGTCTGTAAAAACCGGCACGGCATTTGATTTGTGCATTGTAGCAATGCCTTTCATCATTGATCCGGTGTAAACTTTAGGTGGTGCTTTTGTGGCCACGCCGCCGCCAGTATCCAAAGACTGGATTTTTCTGGTTTCACGGACATAGACACCTTGAACTACTGGGGATTTGATTTTTGGTAACATATTGGTTTTGCTCAAAGATTTAGGCTTCATATCCTCGATGGATTGTAGCCATGCATCATATTCAGCTTGTTGCTGTTTAGGAACTTTACGTTTTTTTGACTTGGGAATTCTGGAATGAATAAGCATTGTATATCTCCAAACACAATGTCTATTATACACAGTTCCAGACTGTATGTCAAGCGTCTGTTGTATTAATACAACGGCTTTTTACTTTTATTATTGAATTTAACCATTTCCGTACCGGCATAATCCATATCCGTGAAATGCTTATAGTTTTTGTTTTGCTTAAAGCTCTTCTGCTTCTTTTGGGTTTTATAATCCTCAAAAGAATCACGTTCTTTACGGAACTTAGCTACAAATTTCGACACTTCTATTACTCCTGCCTCATTGTTACAAATGTCACACCTTTGACCTTTGTCTCTGGTGTATCTTCCATGTTTTCCTCAGACACATAGAAAATCTGTGCATTTGGATAACACGCTTTTACTAATTTTAATAATTGTATTGCTGTACCATCAGAATCGTTGAATTGGAATATTTCATCCACACATTCAATTGAATCCAAAAGTCTCCTACGAGTTTGGTAATTAAATGCACACACTCCGGTCTTCATAAGAACTCCATAGTCCGAATTTAGGCCAACTACTAGCCAATCGGACTTGGATTTACATATTTTTAGGAATGCTAACTCGCTTGGTGATAATGGATCATAGCAGCCAGAAACGACTGCAATTTTCTCTCGTTTTATCATTATGGTATAAGAGTAGGGAATGCTTCTTTAACGAATTTATAATCAAGGCCTTTAACGCCTAGGTCTTTATTGAAAATACCCATAACAACTTCTGCTTCTCTTGGTTCCAAGTTTTCTAGGAACTCCCACAACAACTGAGCACGTTTTTTATCCGTTAATTTGTCAGCTGTGGCATCACCTTTTCTAAACATATACAATTTACGGAGTTCCGTTGATAATTGAGCATAACCCATTCCAGCAGGAATCTCTTTTGGTTGATAACTTTCAGGAAGTTCTTTTATGTACCAATCATATTGTGGATGAAATGTCAAATGCAATACCTCTGTCAATACCTTTGACAGGTTTTGGCCAATTACGCCCATTCTATCCTTTTTGCTTTTTGCCTTTTCAAACTCATCAAATATTTCGTACATGTTTTTCATTAGAATTCCTCAATCACATCCATTAGATTTTTCAGTTTATGTTCCATGAAGTAGTTCAACATCTTTTGTTTTGACGCTGGTTTAATATCTTCATACGTATTTATAATTTTGGTCTTTATGTCCTCTGGAATGAAAGTCAGGTCGATTAGTGTTTGGTTACGGGAGAAACCAATCTTTGCTAATTCATCCGACCATTCTGTGTTTGGTCCACTCAATAGTTTATCCATGATGCCTTTTGTGATAGGCTTTTGTCTTAGGTCACGGACAAAGCAATCGCCTGGTGAAAAGATGTTAGGAATACCATCACCTTTATCTCCACGAATAATCTTCTCTTTTAGTTCACGAGCAGGATCTTCCGACTTCAAATATTTCTTCAAAGCAGGATTGTATTGTTTGACATTGCTACCATAACGTTGCAATTGTAAGAAGTCACCGTCACTAGAAAGAATCAAAACCTTTTCGTGGGCTGCATATAAAGGAACCAAAGTACCGATAACATCATCAGCCTCTGCACCTTCAACATCAATCACTTTGTATGGAAAGTTATCTTTCAATTCAGCCTTGAATTTGGCCAACATATCAAATATCAAATGCCAATCTAATGCAGACTTCTCACGAGACTTTTTACGGCCTGCCTTGTAGTGTGGAAAGAACTCCTTGCGCCAATATTTACGGTTGTCACAACAGAGTATGACTTCACCATATTCACTACGGAATGTTCTTAGGTGCATCCTGAGGATGTTCAGGACCATGTGACGTATTAAGCTTTCTTCCAACTTAACACCTTTTTGATTTGAAATTTGAGCCATTAGTCCTGCTAGAAGAACTTGGTTCAGGTCAACGAGAATCATTATATAATCCAATAATTAAAATGTTATTATATCACATCGATTTGATATTGTCAAACGTGTCTTGTATGAATTTGTTGGATGTTGTTGTTTTTCTACAAATGATACCAAACCAATCGTCCGGAATAAGTCTGTCCATATATTCCAAAGGTGCAGTCAATATACCATCAAATAAATCCAAATGGATTGGATTGCCTTCTTCATCCTGCTTGAATAACAAAATGTGGTAACAATCACCACTAGAGCTTCCGTCTATCTTTGTTCCAGGATCATTGAACACATTTCCTTGGATTGTTATTGCATCTCTGAGTGATTCATGTGGCAAAAAGAAGTATGCATCATAATCTTCCTCTGTCAGATGTTTTAGGTAATCTTTCATTGTAGTCCTTGATGTGTGATTTCCTTACTCTAACCATAATCCAGTTATTGTAATAATCATTGCTTTCCATAACGTTGTTTGCAAACTGTTCTTTTGCTTCAAGATAACTACACTCTCCCTTGGATTTGCAAAGATGTAGTATTTCCCTACGGAACTTATCCTGTCCATACATTATAACATCTTTTTGCAATTCGTCACTACTTCCATAATAAGTTTGCCAATCTGAAGGCACCTTTATACGTTTCTTTTTTCCTTTGACCTGTTTGGTCTTAGAGAACCAGAATAACTTCTTACCGATGTATTTCCGGTTATTCTCTAAGTTGGTTATAAGGTAAACAAATCCGTAGCTGTCACCGATTTGGTCTTCTGTAAAGTCTGTGTTATTATATTGCCAATTCACCATTCATCTTTCTCATCATAGTCATCATCCTCTATATATTCTTCGGATAATTCCTCGATGAGTTCGCCACAAAATGGGCAATGTTCTGGCAATTCTGTTGAGACCAATTGTTCAACATATTCAACTGCATAAGTTGATTCACAGTTTAGGCATTCACCTGATATTACTTTGTTTGTCATTTTTATTCTTCTTATTATGATTTAAAAAATTAACTGGCCCAAACATCAGACCAGTCACCAGATAAAGCACCCTTTGCATAATCGGTTGCACGATTTTCAAAGAAGTTGGTATGTGTTGGTGCATTAATCATCTCTTCAACCCAAGGTAATGGATTACGTTTCACCTTAAACACACCTTTGAGGCCTAATGAAATCAATCGTCTGTCAGCAATATATCGAATGTATTTCTTTACATCTTCTGGAGATAACTCTTCCATTGGACCCATGTTGAAAGCCAAGTCAATGAACTTGTCTTCTAGTTCAACCATTTTTTCTGCAATCGTATAGATACGACTTTTCAATTCATCATTCCAAATTTCACGATTCTCTTCAATGTATGTCCTAAAGAGTTTAATCATGTTCTCAGCATGTTGTGTTTCATCAACGATAGACCATGTAACGATTTGGCCCATGCCTTTCATCTTACCATGTCTTGGAAAATTCAACAACATAATGAAAGAGGAGAACAACTGCATCCCTTCAGTAAAAGCACTGAACACGGCGATATGGGTTGCAGTATTCTCTTTAGTTGTATTTTGCTTTGAAATGTCAAGTACATAATCATGCTTCTCAACCATCTCTTTGTATTCCATGAAATCATTGTAAGTTGTTTCAGGTAAACCAAGAGTTTCAATCAAATGAGAATAGGCAGCAATATGTAAGGCCTCACGAGCAGCAAAGCCCATGAGCATCATTCTTATCTCTGGTTGTGGAAAATAGGGTAGATAATTCCTAACGTACCCACCGGCAACATCAATGTCTCCTTGAGTAAAGAATCTAAAGATGTGTGTAAGGAATTGTTTCTCTTCTGCTGTAAGTTTCTTTTTCCAATCTTTAGTATCCTCGAGCATAGGTACTTCTGTGTGAAGCCAATGAGACTGTTCGTGTTTAAGCCATGCATCATATGCCCACGCATAATTGAATGGTTTGAAGTATGTTCGTTCATCTGTAATCCTTGAATCTGCTTTTTTAATCATCTTTTTTTGTCTCTGTTTGTTTTACACTAGGTGGAAAATAAGGTTCAATTACATAATAGTTAGCACCCCACCATCCTATTGCTGTAAAAAATCCTGCTATCAATAATTCTGCTATCATTTTTACACTTTCTCATACATTACAGTATTCGTATCTCCCAATGACCATTTAGCATTCGTTTCAACTGAATACACTTGAGTTGCAACTCTAAAATCAGGATGTTTTAATTGTGCAGGATTACTACTTGGCTCAAAGAACACAGTTCTATTGTTTGGCTGAGCAGCAAACTGTCCATTATCACATTTAATAAAATTGAATGATTTGTGGTCTTCAGGATCTTCCGCATAACTTACATCTAACATATTATAATCAGGACTTGCTGAATCTACTGTAAACATATATTGTCCTTTGACCATTTTTTTATCTTTAGCCAAAAAAGAACAAGACAAATTTTCAATGATTGCTTTCTTTAGAATGGTAATGTCATAAGACATACAATTCCAAATTTGCAAATAATCTAAAGGCAACTCATCTTCAATTTCTTTCCAACAATAACCATGTAATGGTATCTTGTCATAAAGTGCTCCATATTCAGGTAGATATGATTCAATCCTAAACGCTTGGCCTTTGATTGATTTCAAACTTACCCATTGACATGGTACTAATTCTCCAAATCCTTTTTCAAAGTCGTATAAAAACTCCTTTCGTACAAAGCATTTAATTGGGGGTAAATTCGCTATCAAAAAAGACATCATCATCTCCTATCTCATTATAATTCAAAGTTAATTCTTCTCCCTTTTTTATATCACGGTTT